TTGTAATTATATAACAAACCCAAAGTATTGCAAGAGAAATAAAAAAATAAGTTATCATATTACATATCTTCCAAAATAATTTTTTAAATTTCCATATTACTTGCTTCAACATACAACCCCTTTAACATAGTTTTGAGTCTGTTTTTATCAAGATTATTTACATCTAAATCATCAACATAACTATCTAATAAAGTTATAGTATCTTGTGCATTTTCTATGATTTCATTTTTCACATTCTCTGCTTTCAAATCAGAAAAGTCTTCAATTATTTTTACATCGTGAGCTTGTGATTCAGTTAACACTTTGTCAACAAATCTATCAAACATATATAAATCTTTCTTGTTTACTACAACAAGTTTTACATATTTGTTTTTTAAATCTTTTATTTGATTGTAATTGAAATCTTCACTATTTGAATCATCATAATAAACTTTTTTAAATATTGTGTAAGGATTTATTATTCTTTCTAATTTTCTTGTTTCCGTATCAAAGATATGAAAACCTTTAGGACATTTGTCATCATTCCAGAATATTTGATATGGTGTTCCTAGATAAAATATATGTCCATCATCTGATTTTTTGTGAAAGTGTCCAGACATTACCATATCGAATTTATTAAATGCAGATTTTTCCATACCAGTTTCACTAGGAAATCCGTGATGCATTTCAAAACCTTTTATTTCTAAATGACCCATAGCTACTGTTGCATTAGTTTTATTAATGTGTTCAACAGTCTGTTTTTCATTTGTAGAGTTAATCCAAGGAATAAAACATATTGGTATATCAAAATCAATAGTTTCTGTTTCTCTGTATATCTTTATGTTCTCATAACGACTACCAATAAGTTCATCAAGTGAGTTCACTTCATTAGTGTTCTTAAAGTATGTATCGTGATTGCCCACTATCATATGTACCTTTATGTTATTTGTTACAAAAGTTTCACAAAACCTTTCTCTAAAGTCTTTTGCAGTTTTATATGATACAAACTTTCTTCTATCCATCACATCACCTAGATGAATACAAGTATCTATATTATGTTCTTTTAAATATGGGAAAAAGATATTATCGTAGAACTCATAAAAATAATTATTAAAATGGTCATGGTCATTTCTTGCACCGAAATGAGTATCAGTAACTAGTGCAATTTTCATTAATTAATTAATCCTTCAGCTTTTAAATATGATATATTTTTTAATTGTTGTTCTTTTATTAAATCTTTAGATTGACCTTCATATGCAACACCCACATAGTGTTGTATCATATATTCTACTAAATCTCTTTGCCTATCTTCTTGACCATCATATATACTAAAATCACCCAATGTTCTACCAAACTTACCAGACTTATCTTTTGTTGTTTTAAGAACTTGTGTAGAACTAACTGGTAGAAATCCTTCAACAACACCTTTTGCATAAAGTCCTGCTTTCTTTTCTTCTAAGTCTCTTGTTCTTGTCTCTGGTGCATCAATACCTTTAAGTCTAATTCTTTCCTTATGTATCCAAGTATCAAAACCTAAATCTATATTAACATCAACAGTATCACCATCAACGACTCTTACTATTTCACATCTATACTCGTACATTATTGTTTCTTCTTTAAATGTTCATAGAGTTCTTCAACAAGGTCACTTTTAGTAAATCTTCTATCTAACTCTATACCATGTTTACGACCTAAGTTTTCTAGCTCTTTTTTAGTCATCATTACTAAATTAGTTTTTTTTATTGCTTTAGGTTTTGATTTAAATAAATTTATTATAAAACTGAACATATTAATCTCCTTTATATCCGTCTACATTATCCCATTGAGAATACACATGAGTTCTTAATTCTGAATATCCACCAATGTGTTCATTTTTTTCATTCCATACTTGTGGAACTGTTTTGTATTTTTCTTTTATTGTTTGTGCAAGATTTTTATCTTTTGATATATTTTCTTCTTCATAATCAATATTAAAATTCTCCATTAGTTTTTTAGCCATAACACAATATGTGCAAGTATCAGATGTTACTATTTTATACTTCATTTGTCTTCCTCATAAAAATTTTCTAAACTTTTTTTAGTTTCTTTTTTCTTTGATTTTGATTTATAAACATCACCATCTGTTGGTAACATATTCTTTTGCAAATAATCTAAATACTGATTACCATAATTTGTATCATCTAGTGGATTTTGGTCAAAGGTTGGCATCATACTTTTTTCTATTATCTTATGTTTAGTATGTGTTTGTTTCTTTTCTTTTTGTATCCTACGAATAAATGCATAATATATTATTTGTGTAAAGTATGAAAAAGGATTCTTTGATTTTTCTGGATTAAAATTATTTACATATTGTAAACAGTTTTCAATACCATCACCTATCATTTCTTCTTTATAAGAATAGTTTATAAAGTTGGGTCTAAATGATAAATGTTGTGCTATCTTCATAAAACATTCACCAATATAATCTGTTACTGGTGGTTGTTCTTCTCCAGCAGACTCAGCATCTTTTACTTTTTCTTTCCAATCAATTATAGCTTGTAAGAACTCTTTATTATTTACATAGTGTTTTGCTTTTGCAACCATTTATATTCCTTGAGTGATAGTACCACAATTAATTAAATAAGTCAACCTTACTAAATATATTATTTTAGTATTGACAGACATTACTTTTTGAGTTATACTATTCTTGATTTCAGACAGATTAATTCTTTTTTTTAGATTCATTATCTTCATAATAATAATTACAATATTCCTCAACTGCATTTTCAAATTTATCTTCTTCAGTTAGTGTTGGTTCTAACTGTTTAGTATCTTTACTTAAAGAAGAATAATTATCAAATTCTTTAAACCTTTTTACTATATACATATAATACTTACTTAACCCTACATTTACACTATGATGCATAACAACTTGAGTTCTCTCTATTGCAAATGTTTTTTCATCAGTAAAGGTAGCCCACTTACGAAGTGCAAGATTTTCTTCGTATTCACCTTTTTTATTCATAGTTGTCATATTAACTAATTTTAATGGTAAAGAAATCTTTAAATAATTATTTTCTGTATCATGTACCATACAGATTATTTCATCACCATTAGATAGTTTTAATATTCTAGGATTATTGTTCATCCCATTTCCTTAATTTTTCATTTTTAGGTATCCAGGCTTTAGGTGGTTCTTCAAATTTATCTCTTTCTTTTATTTTTTTCCAAAATACTTCAAACATTTCTTCTTCAGTTACATCAGCTATAAATGTATTATCCAATAATGAACTAATTTTATTCATTAATTGTTCTTTGTTATATTCTAACATTCTTTGATAATCCCACATTTCTTTTAAATTTATATAATCTTCCTTTGTTATCATAATTTTATCCTATGTATTGTATAGTCAAACTGTTCTTGGTTGTATATATTTATTCGTTCCATAAAATGTCTAAGTGTAAAATTCTGTTTATTCTTATATGTAAAATCATCTGCAAGATCAAATAACTTACAATTATCTTTATCACTACCTAATCTTAATCCTCTACCTATCGATTGTAATACTCTTATTTTACTTTTAGAGGGTGAAGAAAAAACAATATTATGTAAATTCTTTATGTTAATACCAGTAGAGAATGTTCCATATGATGCAATGATGATTGCATTTTTTGATTGTTCTGTAATTGCACGAATCTCTTCTCTTTTCAATGCATCAACTTCTCCACTAACAAAAAATACTTTTCTATCTTTGTAAGTATCAGATACAAGCTGATGTAAAGGTTTTCCGTGTTTCTCTACATATTGATATAATACTAATGTGTTACCATTTAAAGGTTTAACTAATTTATTCACAAAATTTAATCTTTTTTTGTGATTGACAATATAATCTATTTCATCTGCATACTTTAAATCTTTTACTATTTTACACTCATTTTCATCATATCCTAATATTAAACTATCTATTTTAAGATTGGATAATGTTTTCTTTTCCATAAGTTCTTTGGTAGATATTACTTTATTAACTGTTCCGAAAACACCCTCTAATACTAGTTTATGTGTTTGTAAATCATCTAATGTTCCAGTAAGACCAAAACGATATTTACATAAATGTAATTTATTCATAATAGATGTAAGTGATTTAGATTTAAATGTATGAGCTTCATCACCTATAACACAACCAAACTGTTCAAAATATTTTTTTGGAAATTTATAGAGTGATTGCCATGTAGATATGACAACATCTTTGTGAACTTTTTTATCGTGCCCTTGATAAATCTTTTGCATATAAGATTCTAACCAACCATAATCTAAGAAATCAGAATACATCTGTTCTACTAAACTTGTTGTTGGAACAATAATTAAAGTTTTAAGATTTTTGTAATGACACCATCTAGTAAGTCCATATATGATTAACGATTTACCAGATGCAGTAGGACAAACAAAAAGACTACGACATTTTCTGGCACCACAAAGAATACTAGAAATCTGATAATCACGAGCTTTGTATGGTATTTTAAGATGTTTAATAAATGTATTAATTGTTGACTCATCTATATCCTCTGGTCTTGCATTAAATAATAGTTCATATCTAATGTCATTGTGCTTACAGAACTCTCTGATGTATGGTAATAATCCCACATAGATTTGTCCAGTAGCAACTGAGTATAATCGTATTTTTCCATCCCATACTTTATTTCTATAACTGGGCATAAATCTTGCACCAGGCACTTCAAAGGTAAAGTATTCTGAGAGTTCTCTTGCGATATGTGGTTCTGTTTCAATTTGTAAGTATACTTCATTTTTTTTTGTAATTTTCATATGGCACTTCTTTATTATCTAAATCTGGAAAAGAGTCTTGATGATGTTTTAATTTTGCATCTGCTTCTGATGCAGCTCTAACCTTTTCCTTATCTTTTGTAGTATGTGGTAAACCTAATGCTGGTCTACTATCAAATTTACAAAATTCACCATAAGGGCCATTTTTGTTAACATAATGTAAAAATACTTGTGTTTGCCATGCACCTTCTGGTGCATCAAATGCTTCTCTCCAATGCTCAACTTCACAACCACGATAGATTACTCCATCTCCAGGCTCCATTGGAATCATCTTTCCTTTTGCACCTCTCTCACCATTTTCTGGGCCAACAAACATTCCCCAGTTATAATCTTTTTTATCTTTATAATCATAACCTAAACAACAAGTAATAGATACCTCACAAGATGGTCTATCTTTATGTCTTTTTAAAACATCACCTATTTTATATAATCTATAATACGAATAGGTGGGCCATAGTTCTAAACCAGTAGATTGCTCTATTTTCTTTTTACCAAAATTTAAAAGTGTTTCCATAAGTGGGTCACCATAAACACTATGACTGCCTGGTATTTGTGCATTTTCAGTTTCTGGTTGGAAGTTACTTGCTCTATCATAATGAGAATATTGAGTTGCTACTTTTGCAATATCTTTCGGTATCATCTCTTTTATGAGAACATATTTTTTTTCTTTGAAAAATTTTACTGTATCAATCATCTGAACATCTTTCCTAAATTCCATATTACTAATGAATATCTAGTACCCTCAGTAACTGGTGTAACCAAGTGGTGTACAAATGATGGAAATACTATAATAGAACCTCTTGGTCTTATTTCTGTACAAGTGTGATATCTTTTAGTGCCAGCGTGTGGCCCGAAATCAAATTTTAAATTACCACCTTTATAATGTTTTGGATTTGTTAAATTTACTGTAACAGAAAGTTTTCTAGTTTTCATAAATTGATTTGGATTATCTACAAACCCAGGCGCTGGAACATATCTAGGTAAACCAGTAAACTTACCATCTCTGTAAGTTTTATCAAACTTTACTTCTTTACCATTATCGTCTTTTGCAATCATCCATGAACCATCTGGATTTTTTCTTCTTTGTTTTTCATCAGTTGGGTCAAAAGGTATATATGGTCTTGAACCACCATCAGTATGCCATGAATAAAACTGGCCTGGGTTGTAAACTGTAAATTGACAAGTTTCAGAAAAATCCCACTCGTAATTCCAACCAGCTCTTTTATTTGCTTCGTGTATGAATGGATGTATTAAATCATAAATCCATTTATCTGCTAACCAACCTACTTTAGTATCTCTAACATATATTTCTTCTTCTTTAAGACCTTTTTTTCTTCGACCTTCAGCAGTCAAGTGATTTGCAGCTGTATTACCAGCATTTGATGTTTCACCACCTTTTTGTCTAAAATCAAAAGTAGTGGCATCAGTTGCACTTTTACCTCTTTTTTGTTCTGTCAATGTCATATCTGACAGCCCTCTTTCAATAATTGCATTACATTGTTGGTCATTTAATGCACTTTTAAAAAAAAAATAATGATTGTCTGTTATCATAATGCACCTTCCGTATATTTTATCCAAGTAGTTATATTTCTTAATTGAAATCCTCTACTGTGTAAATTTTTAATTATATGCTCTAAGTAACTTGATACAACTTTTAGATAATCTAATTTGGATTGTAATTTAATCATATCCTCATCAGATTCGAGGTATGTTGGAATGTCTTGTCTTAATACTTTTAATTCAAATGGTTTTTCAGATTTACCAGAATAGTATTCCCATTTTTGTTTTCGTAACAATTTCATATCACTCTCAGTTTTACTTAACATTAATCTAAAATTATTATATAACTTTAAATATTTATTTAGTAAAGCTGGAGACCTTGTTTCCTCAAAGTTGATGTTTGTTTCATCAATCTTAGAGTCTTTATCAAACATTTCTTGTATTTTATGTAAGTCCATAATGTATTATATACCATTATATAAAAATTGTCAAGTTATTTTTTTAAATTTTCAAAATCATATATTTGATATTGAAATGTTGCAGTTGCACTCAGATATTCAGTATCAGTAGATTCATTCGTATATTGTAATGATGATAAAGATACTGGATATACATTTGAAAATAATATATTTAAAACTGGATTATTTTTATTTGACAATATTGTTAATGTTGCATCAGAGTACATTGCACTATCTGGAGTTCTAGGTTTAACACTATCTGATGCTTGACTCTTTGTATTTGCAGTAGGAAACCTATCTACATTATCTTCTCTAAACGATTTGAACTCACTTCTTTGTTTTGGAAATCCTATTGCACGAATCCATTTGTGAAGTTCTTGATAATTTTCTAAATGTTCATCTACTAAAAATGTAATCTCTAAATTTTCGTAAGTAATTTTATCTGGTAAAATTGGAATATCTTTAAATGGAGTTGGAAATAAAGCTTCACCCATA